AGCTTTATGCAGTCTCAGGCTAAGATTTCTCTTTTACATCTTTATGAAGAGATGAGGAGGAGAGAAGTTAGCGGTAAGTTACGAGATTTGCCTACAAGAGAACTGCATAAGATTCTAGTTGATACACAAAAAGAATTAAGACTTGATACTCCAGGTGCGTTTACTTCTAAGGTAGGAGTAGCTGATCTTGGTAATCTCCAGGATCGTTATAAGAAATCTCTTTCAGGAAGAATGAGCAGACAAAAGAAAAAGCTCAAAAACGTTACTCCTGAAAAAGAGTCTTTTGGTAAGGAGAGTAGTGGTGTCAAAGAAAGTGAAGAAAGTAAAAGCGAGGGAACTAGGTAAGGTTTTTTCTTCAGAATCAACAAAAAAAGCTAAAAAACCTATTGCGAAAAGGGAAATAAGAGCTTCTGTCAGAAAGGTAAAGTCTAAGAAAACTAAAAAGACAGGGGATCTTACTACTTCTTCTCTCCTTTTAAAAGTTCATAAAGAAAAAAAGAAAAAAGCTCCTCTTGGGATTGTAAAGAAAAAAGGGGAAGCTGCTTCTGTTGAAATACAAAAATGGTTATCTACTGAACCTGGCTTTCTAGAAGGTCTTACCTCGGATGTTTTAGGCAATCCTACTAAACTTTACAAATATCAAATTAAATACCTTTCAGATCCTTCCTTTTTTATTCATATTGATAAGGGGAGACAAACGGGATTCAGTTATATCTATGCTGGAAGATCTCTTTCCAAGTCTCACTTGCATGATCATCACACTTCTATTTTTATCTCGATTAATCAAGAAGAAGCTAATGAAAAAATTGTTTATGCGAGAGGATTATTTGAATCTCTTCCTCTTTCTGTTCAGAAAAAAGTCGTTGTTGACAATAAGCATTCTCTAGAGTTCGAGGATAAGTCTGGGAGACTTGGTTCCAGGACTAGAATTATTTCTCATGCGCAAAGAGAACCTCGTGGAAAGGGGGGTAATGTAGATGTTTATCTTGATGAAGCTGCTCACTATACATGGGGAGAGTCTATCTATGTTGCTGCTGTTCCTATTATTACCCGTCGAAGTGGTACGTTAACGATTGGCAGTTCTCCTCTTGGAAAAAAGGGTATACACTATGACATAATGGCCAAAGAAACCTTCAGGCGTATCTATAGCTATCATACAGTGTATTGGTGGAATTGTGTAGATTTTGTTGAGCCAGGAAAGTTCAAAGAAGCAAATCAAAAAGCTCTTTTAATGGGAACAGAAGAAAGAGTTATAAGATTTGGTTCTAAAAAGCTTATAGGGATTTTTATCTCTATGGATTTGGAGCAATTTCAACAAGAATATGAGCTTCTTCATATAGATGAATCTGTAGCCTTTTTCCCTCTTGATATAATTAATAAGTGTCTTTACGAAATTGTTGTTGATGAAATTTTTTTACTTGATGATGAATATTCTGAAAAACTTACATTTCCAATTGTTGAAAAATATCCAGATGTAGACTTTAGGCTTTATGAAGATATTGAAAGTTTGAGGCTTGCGGTGCAACAAGGCAAGGTTTCTAGTCATAGGCTATATGCTGGCTATGACGTTGGAAGAAAGCAAAACAATGGGGAATTTTCAATAATTGAAGAACTTAGAACAGATCCTCCTCTCCAGATAATCAGACATCTCCAGACCTTTAGAAATAAAAAGTTTAGATATCAGAAAGGATATTTGAAAAAGTGTCTTGATGTTTTTCCTTTGCTTAAAGTGAAAATAGATAGTGGAGGTATAGGAGAAGATATGGCAGAGGAGCTTTCTGATTATTCTTGGAGAGTTGATCCTATACATTTTACAAATGAATGGAAAGAAGAAATTTGTGCCGATTTTAGGATTAGACTCGAAGAGCAGATGATAGGTATTCCTAATAAGAAAGAAGTTAAGACCCAAATTCATTCTATTAAGAGAAAAGTCACTGAGTCTGGAAGATTTATATTTGATGCTGAGAAAAACAAAGACCATCATGGGGATATATTTTGGTCTATTGCTATGGCTTCTTCTTTTGGAGAAAGGGCAAAAAGAAATATAATTCATCTGCCAAAAGGAACTGGAGATAAAATTCTTACTGCTCCGAGAGTTGTGCCTATTTCTCTTGCCAGATCCTTTCCGAATCCTTCTAGACCAAAAGAAAAAATGCTTTTGGGGATTGGTGGTCTTAAAGCTCCAGAAGAAATTAAAAGCTTACATATGAGGAAGGCAGGGTAGTCATGGCTAATATTGCCAAAAAGACAAGAAGAGTTTCTGCAAAAATTCCAAAATTGAAGAATCCAATTCCTTCTGCAGAAAGCCCTATTTCGAAAGGAATAATGTCTTATTTTGATGATGAATTGAAATTAGAGTTTTCTCGATTTTTGCAAGAAAAGGCTTCAAAAAAAGTTGTTCCTCTTAATAAAGGAAAGAGGGGAAAATATGAGAAAGAGGGGAAAGAGCCTATTTCTTTTAAAGAAGTAACTTCTTACAAGAATTCCTTATTTTCTTTTCCAGGGAAATATAGTCCTGCAGAAGTTAATCCAGAAACAATAGATGTTGACACTTTTACTCTTATGAGAAGAAATCATCAGCTCGCTATTGGTCTTTCTGTGATTAAGCTTCCAATAATGGCCTTGCCTTGGAGTGTTCATTGTGATGATCTTGTGATAACTAAAACTGTAACGTGGATGCTTAAGAGGATTTGGAAGAAGCTTATCAAGACTTCTCTTATGGCTGTTGACTATGGTTTTGCCAGTCATGAAAAAGTGTGGGAAAGAAATAAGATTAAAATTTCGGATATCGATAAGGAAGGAAAGGAGACTGTCTATTATTCTGGTGATCTTGTTTATTTCAAGAAAATAAAGCCTCATCATCCTGAATCAATTAAGATGGAGTTTGATGAGCTGCAGAATTTATTAAACATTGTTCAAGAAGGAGGGATTGCTTTTTCAAAAGATATTGTTCTTCCGATAAGAAAATGTTTTCTTTTTACAAATGATGAAGAATATGGAAATCCTTTCGGAGTGTCTAGGCTCAAAAATGCTTATACTGTCTGGTATTATCAGAGCCTTCTTTTGCAATTTATGATGCAATATTTTGAAAGAAGAGGAACGCCTCCTACTGTTGCTACTGCTCCTCCCGGTAAGAGTCAAGATTCTTCTGGTAATGAGATTGATAATCTCGAATTGGCTTTAAGGCTTGCGACTTCTCTTATCTCTTCTAGTGTGGCAGTAATTCCTTATCAATCTAACAAAGATAGCAGAGAAAATAAATGGAGTCTTGATATTCTTAAGGATGATGCAAGAGCTCCTATGTTTGTTGAAGCTCTTGTTCATCTTGAAGCAAGAATGCTTAGAGCATTGTTTGTTCCAGAAGGAATTATTTCTTCTGATGAGAAGGGTGGAAGTGGTTCTAATTCTGTTTCTGCTGATATTTTTCTTATGTCAGAAAAAGGTCTTATTTCTGATTTAGAAGAAGCCATAAATACTCAAATAATTAAACCTTTTATTGAAGCAAATTTTGAACCTGCTAAGTGGAGACCTGCTGAAATAAAGCTTGATCCGCTTTCTTTTGAAAGAAAGATTGCAGTAAAGGAGATTTTTGTGGAAATGCTCAGAAATGTGGACACTTTTATTCAGATGGGTATTGCTCCAAACCTTTTGCCCTCTCTTGAAAAAATGGCTGCAATTCTCGAAGTTCCTATTGAGAGCTTTAAAGATGCAACTGGCCTTGATCCTTTAGAGTTTAAGGAAATGTTTGAAACGGCTAAGGCTGCTTCAAAAACAAATGAAAAAACGAATGGAATTGCTTCGAGAAAAAAACCGAGAGGAACAAGTACTGACCAGACTATGGATAGAAGAAGGTCTAATCCCACAAGCAGAAGAGCTGATAGGAAAAGAGATTCTTCTAATAAAAAAAGTGACTAACGAAGGAGAAAAGAGATGACGATTCGCATTTATGAAAGGAGCTGCATTCAAGAATTCACTCTTGGAGCAGTTGCAGCGGACAGTACTGGAGGGGGTCCTTTAGATTTCCTATTAGGAACTGGTCAAAATATCTTTAATGGGATATTGAGAGGCGTCAGTGCATCTTGTGATTCTACGGATTTTGATGTTTCCATTAGAACAAAATCCAATGGTCAGCCTGATACGATTGATGAGATCTATAAAGTTTCTGGTATAAATCTGTATCGGAGTGATGATAATTTGTATCAGGGATGGATTAACAAAGATTCTCCCACTTCCAGTAAGCTTTACATGGTTATTACGAATAATGATCTTAGAAGTGCTACGGGACTAGTTTCTGTAAGGATTTTTACAGATATTCACAAGAGATTCTCTAAACATACCGGATAAGGAGGTGAAAAGATGAATAGTGGAGTCAGAACTGTACCTGTTGATTCGGGTGTGACTTGTAGATCTGTTGGAGAGCCTGTTAGCTCTTCGGTTTCTGGAGGAGTGCTAGCTGTTTCCCCAGGCCGATGGTATAAGGTTGATACCGAAGGGAGGGCTGCTACAGATAATATTGATACAATAAGTGGTCTTTCGGAAGGAGAATATGTTTGGTTATCTTGTGTTTCAAATTCTAGAGTTCCTACTATTAGAACTGGATATGGAAACATTACTCTTCCTGTCGGAAATATTCCGCTGAATGATGTTAATAAGATGTGTAAGCTTTTTCATAATGGAACTTATTTAGTGGAAGCATCTTCGAGGCCATAAGAATTCTTGGAGGTAATTAAGATGAAGAAGTTTATTTTGAGTGCTATATTTGCCTTATTTTTTTTGTTTCCGTCTGTAGGTTCTGCAATAGATGGAGAAAGAGTTATTCAGGGAATAGAGATAACTGGATCAATTCAGTTTGGGACCGAAGGGACCTTTGAAACACCTTACGACAATGCTATAACTGTAGCTGCAGAAGGTGGCGACTATACTGACTTATCTGATGCTGTAGATGCTGCAAGTGCGGGAGATACAATTTTAGTCTATCCTGGGACTTATACAGATAGCATTACTGTAGCAGTCAATAATTTGTCTATTATCAGTATGGGTGGACCACTTAACACGACCCTGACACAAGCCGATGCTAATTTGATTGACTTCGGAGCGACTACCGGGGGCAGGATAGTTAATTTTACGTTAAATCTTTCTGCTGCGACAACAGCTATCAATGCCATTCAAGGGTCTACTGGAAACTTCCAAGTCAAGATGTGTCGAACGATGGTTACATCTGCGGCAGCTTTGAACCAAGCCGATCAACCAAGAGCAGCAAAGATTACCGGGGCTGGTACAATTTTCTTTTCTCTTGGAAAAGTAATTTACAACCATACTGGAACCTGCACCACGGGATCTGCAATAAAAGCCCCGCTTGAAGCTGCTACTGGTGGTGTAGTCAAGGTTTACAACCTTAATACTCTCGATGTCAATGGTTCTGGGTCTGCTCTTGCCACGGCAGTAGGTCTAAGCGTCGGGACAGGATATATCGTAGTTGATAATTGCGATATTGATGTAGATGATGACACTACAACGTATACGGTTGGCCTGGGCTATTTGTCCAGTGCGACATCAGTTGACAACGAATTTAGTTATAATGTCATTCACGTCCACGGGGACGCTAATAACGCCTATGGAGTGTTTGCTATCAATTCTACCGTTCGGTCCAGTCACAATCATATCCATGTCGAGTGTTCCGGGGCCGGGACTGCGTATAGCTTTGCTGAAACCGGAACAGGTACGATTAACAGCCATATGGACGATGTCATAGCGACTGGTGGATATTCAGGGAATGTTAATATAGTGGCAAGTGAGTCAGACGGTGATTTGACTGTTTCTGGGGATATTGAAGGTGGTGCAATAACTGGTAAAGGAGTAGCAACTTTCTCCCCCGATGCCACCAACGAAACCCTACAAATCAACGACGGCTCGGTAGATTTTTCAGACGGCAATGCAGGGACGGCAGGGACGCTCACTGTAGACGCATCAGGGAATTTGTCGTACAACAAGAATTTCGCGGCGACTGATCTGGATGGCATTATAGGCTCAAATACACCTGCGGATGGGTCATTCACTACGTTTGGCGCAACAGGGATTAGTCAGTTCGGCACAGCCTCGGGTGTGGGCCAGGTGAATGTGACCCCAACAACAGCTATTACTGCTCTTCAAATCAAAACCCAGGAAAACGCCGGAGCAACTGATGGAATAAATGTTGTCGACTCTGACGATGCAGAGGTCTTCGCCGTAGACAGTGATGGCAACTCAACCGCCACATCCTACACAGCAGACCCAACCAGTGCGCCGGGGGTATCATTCACAGATTCCGATGGCGACGACAATGACGTGTCTGCAAAAATCTATCACAACCTAACAACTACAGGCACGGGCGCTGAGGTAGGGGATGTGTATTTTCAGTCAATGGCTGCGGGGTCATTATCCACCTTTATGTGGTGGGATGGCAGCGAGGGGCTGGTGACTGTGAATGGGGATGTCACGGCGACAGGCAACGTAGCAGGCGCAACCTACGGCTCTGACAGCTCTGTGAGCGATGCGGAGTTGCTTAAGATAGACAATAGTCCGTCCACTACCGATATCGCCATGTTGGAACTGGCTACTGATGCAGAGGTGGCGGCGTTTACAGATGAGAGCAGGGCGGTTACGCCTGAAGGCCTTGGGTATGCTTTGGCTGGGGTGCTGGCGTACGGAGTTTCTTGGGATGAGGATGAATCCAGTCCTACACTGACCCGTACAGGAGCTTTAGCAGGGATTGCAGCAGCATCAAGCCCAGGGGATGCCTGTTTACCCATCCAAGCAGCTATGGTGCGTGTTGTGCTGGCTGATGATGGTTCTGAAGTATACGAACTCTGCCCAACCGATTCTACCAAAAAAGCAGACTGTAGTACAGCATCAAACCTTGACGGGACTGATGGGCAAATTATGGTGCGTATTGATAAGTTCGCCTATAAATACACCTATGATGCTGCTACTAATGTCCATGACTGGAGTATATCCAGCGTTCTGTTGCCAGGCTACGAATGGCATCCAGCGTTTTATAAAGACGGCGCTTGGGTGGATCATAGATACATTGGAGCGTATGAGGGTATTGGGTATGACAACAGCACGTCAGCATACTTTGATGGTGATGATGTAGGGGATACCAAAACTCAATGGCCGGGCGGTACAGCTATTGATACAGGTGCAGACAAGTTAGGCTCTGTCAGTGGGTTTGCGCCCTTGGTGAATGAGACACGAGCAGAGTTCGGGGCGATTGCGGTTAACCGCGGCACAGGATGGAGACAGCAGGACTTTTATCTTGTGAGTGCTATTCAGCTTCTTTATGTGGTCGAATATGCGTCTTGGTACTCGCAAGATGTGATTGGCATGGGTCGAACGGAATTAAGCGGAGGCACCTGGGCGAAAGACAGCTATATTGGTGTTACAGGCAAATCAAACGGTGACGGCAATGCAACGGCGAACACAGGCGGGGATACTAATGATGCTTACATGAGTTATCGTGGAATTGAGAACTTTTTCGGTAATGTTTGGAAGTGGGTTGATGGATTCAATATCAATGATGGAATACCTTATGTCTCTAATGTCGGAACTGATTTTGCAGATGATACAGCAACTAATTATGATCGCCTTGAAGACACAGGTGGAAGTGGGATTACGTTACCGCAAGGAAGTAATGATTACCAAACTACATTAGAACAAACGAAAGGAGGATTTTTACCTTCAGCAGTTGGTGGAAACAGCTCGACTTATATAACGGATTATTATTATCAAAGTACGGGCTGGCGGGTGGCGAGGCTCGGCGGGGTTGCTGCGGATGCGGCGAGTGCGGGGGCGTTCGATTGGGTTCTGAGTAGTGGTTCGACGAGTGTTGGTGTTAGTCGGGGTTCCCGAATTTCATTTTAGGTTGATTTATTATGTTGAATATGCTACAAAATAATGAGGCAATAAAGGATATCGGTCCCTTATTGCCTCTCATCAAAAACCCTATCTATGAAGGAGATAAGGCCATGACTAATCAAACCATAGCAGAAATGTTTCAATCCGGCAACCTGAAAGATATTCCTGGATATGAGGGGCTATATGCCGCATCAAAAGACGGACGTATTTGGTCATACCCTAAGCCGTGTAGTTCTAAAATATCTGTAATTACAAATCCTATATAACGGAGGTCCAAACATGAAAAAACTAATCACCATAATCACAGCACTAATATTTCTAACCCCGGCGATCGCTTTTGCTGAAACAGCGGAGAGTAAAACCTCACCGCCGACTCTTCAAAAGATTGCGCCAAAGACGTACTATTACAACTACAATATTACAGAAGTCGAAAAAGAAGAGGGGACGTTTTATCAGTATAATTACGTTACCATCAAGGCACCTGTCACAAAGCGCAAAGTTCAGGAAGCAATCGCAGAGGCAGCGTCAAGCACTGATACTGAAGCTATTGAAGATGTTGCTGCAAATAGAGACATTGCCCTTGAACGATTGGCTCAGATTTCAGCCATGAGTTACGATCAGATTGATGCACATATTGAAGCCACATTCGGCAATCTAAACACTGCTCAGAAAACAAGCCTGCAAACGTTGTACAAGGCGGTTCTGGCGTTGATCAAGCAGTTGGATTTGGAATAAAAGTCGCATAAGGAGAACGATATGAAAAAACTAATATTAATCTTGGCGATTGTCCTGGGATTTGCCGGGGTGAGTTGGGGTGCTGGCTATCATGCAACCGGCTTAACAAGTACTGACAACCGTTCCAGCTTCACAGACAGTTATCCATGGGCTTGTTGGGATGGTGTGGATTTGTCGGATTACAGCTCCAGCGGTAAATGGCAAGTCACGCTCAAAGATTCAAGCGGCTACGAGGCAACAGGTTTCAGTGGGGGTGCTGGGAGTGGGGAGACGCTGGGGAGTGAGTTGGTGGATGGGTGGGCGAACGGGTCTGCTATGTTTGAAACATTGACGACAGATGGCTCAAGTATAACTTCTGCAATCAATACTACTGGATATGGGATTTGTTATAACATCACAACAAGTACAGGAGGGAATTTATACTTACTTTCAGAAACATTAACATTGAATAGTGGAACAACTCCATCCTTTTGGTTTTGTTCAAGCACAAATGCTGCCGCTCCACGAGAAGAGATTGCTTTATCAGTAGGTGTAAATTCTGTTTATTATATACCATCAGTCACATATACTCATGTGGTACATAGAGTTGGAGATGGTGTAACAACTAATTTTGCAGTTTCTCTATTCTCCCTCAAACAAATAACCGAACCCGCCGCCACAGCAATAATGATCCTCGACGGTCCATCCGGTTCCGCAGGCTGGGCAAAGATAGACAGCGGGTTTGATTATAATGATATAGTGGAAATTGAGATAGTACCTAATGCAACATTACAGGGCGCATCCATCACAGGCGTAACCATAAATTAATAACCCCAAGAGAGAATACAACGACTACCGCAAAGCGGGGGAAGGTTGGCACTCTGGAGGGGGTTTCCAAAAAGGATAAACTAACGATGACAATCTTAATAACAGCAATAATAATTTATGAATCAATCGCAGTCGGTGCAGCTTTGATCTGCTCAATCTTCAGCGGATCATTAGTAATCCAATTGCTAAAATGGCAACTATGGCCAGTGGCTATTTGGGCGCTCCGAGGGGTTTTAAAAGGATGAAATGACCAGTTATCATGAAGGATATTGCCGACTATGTGGGGAATACAGTCAAGGCGTATGGATAGACAGCCCTGGTATCTGTGCTGCTTGTGCTGCGAAATACGGATACCCGAAGTCATGGAATGAATTGAGACTGAGGAAGGTTGGCACTCTGGAGGGGGTTTCCAAAGAGGATGAAATTATGAACTTATATTTATGGAAAATTAGAAAAGTTCGGCAAGAATGGGAAGTTCGAAGGACGGGTAAAAATTGGCATATACATTTGGGGAAAGGTTTGTTCAGGCAATTTTTTCGTTGTTTGATGTTTTCGTCAGTAAGGGGATAGGAATAAAATGACCCACGAACCAAAGCTCGGTATTCCCCAACAATGCCTACGATGCGGTGGGTTTAATCCATCGGGGTTTATAGATCCTGATGATTGTAGGTGGTGTGGAATGAATAAACCTAAATCATATTTCAGCGGCCCATTAACTGATCCAATACCAAAACGAGTACGGTTATTAGAAGAGAGGGTGGCGAAGTTAGAAGCATTGATTCATAAAAACCTGTCCGGTTGTTGCTGTGTGTTTGACGAGGATGGGGAAACGATCATTAAGTCTTGTTTAGCGCATAGGAAATGGAAAGAAGACAAATGAAACAGTTCATTTCAAGGCAAATTGGAGTCTGTCCCAACTGTGGGAAACCACTGGAGGGGAAACCGTGTGATTGTGCTGAAGTTGAAAAGTGGTTCAAGGATCACCGTGGTAGCAGGATAGCAGATGGGGTGTATGAAGCATATACAGATAAGGGTAATTCAAGCGTGAATGCCCAGAGTGTGGTGGAAAGATGATGAAAAAACTTAAACATGCTCTATGGTGCTGGTTCTGGCGGCATCGGTTGGAGAACGGCACTGTCTTTAAAGTCACAGGCTGGAACTCCGCTTTGGTAGACGAGCATGGTTACGGCAGGCATCGTGTTTGGTTTTGCTTATTTCGCGGGAAGAATCCGGGGTAAAAAATAATGGAAATTGTGGCACAAGTGCTGACAACAGGTGGAATCTTAGGGTTGGTCGGGTTAATTCTTCGCTGGATGTGGACAAGAATCCTGAAACTGGAAGCACGGCATTGCTGCGATTTGTTTAAGGATGGTCATCAGCCACGGTATGTGACAACGGACCATTGTAATGAAACGTTCGAATCACTCAAAAAACTACTACAGGGCATGGATGCACGTCGATCAGAAGCAAAAGATTTGTTTCTTGTCGGTCAACGGGAAATCGAAAATCGCTTGATAGCCATAGAAACGCAATTGAAAGGCCTCCAATGAAAAAAAAACAGGCCAGGATGTGAAAGAAATTCTGCGTCATTTAAGGGATCAAAAATAATGGAGGTGTACTATGATTCACATTAAATCAGGTGTGTGTTTCCATCATATATCATTTATGTATCCAGAAATTATGCGGATGATCTGGATTGCACAGCAGCAAGCCCCCAATGGTTACGAAATGACAATCACTTCAGGATGTGATGGGGAACATAAGGCTAATTCAGCACATTATAAAGGCCGTGCATTTGATCTGCGCACACGCGATTTCCCTGAAGGTAGCAGTGTAAAGACATGGAGCAGGCGAATACAAGCCGCATTAGGTTCAAATTATTTTGTGTTGGTTGAAAGCGATCATATACACCTTCAAATCCACATTTAGGTTGAAATATTATATGGAAGATCAAAGACCAAAAACGCTTGAACATATAGAGCAAGTTAGAAAGCTGCTTGATTTTTTTTGTGGTGAATTGTTTTATCGGGGGAAAGTCCATGATTCTTCAAAGTTGGAGAATCCCGAAAGAGAAATTTTCGATGAATACACTCCAAAACTTAGAGATACAACATATGGGAGTGATAAATACAAAGAGTATTTGAAAGGGATGAAGGTTGCGTTAGAACATCATTACGCAAACAATCGGCATCATCCGGAACATTTTAAGGATAGTTATAATGATGGGAAATGGAGTCCGTTATCATCCATGAACCTAGTCGACATTGTTGAAATGTTTTGTGATTGGAAAGCGGCAACCTTGCGACATGCTGATGGGGATATCCGTAAAAGTATCTCAATTAATCAAAAACGGTTTGGATTTTCAGACGAGTTAGCCTCTATTTTATTGAATACTGTGAAAATATTGGAACTATGAGAATACCTCATTGCATATCAAAATTATCTGGGCATCTGTATCTGCATAAGTATCCGGGATGGGTGATCTACCGCCCTGATGTCCATCGGATTAAGGGCTACCATGTCAGGCAGGTATTAGGTGTCGTTGCACCCGGGGATATTCTGTTGCGACGATATGACGGATATCTCAACACGATTTGCACGCCTGGATACTGGGGTCATGCAGGGTTGTATGTGGGTGACAATCAAGTGGTGCATGCGGTTGAGGCAGGAGTGGTAATAGAGGATATTTTAGACTTTTGTAGAACGGATGCTATTTGTGTTTTAATACCCAACTGTGATCACAAAATAGCAGTAGACATCGCACTAAACCTCGCAGCGAAAAAAATAGGATACGATTATGATTTTGATTACGGGAATGAAAAATATTATTGCACAGAACTAATTGACAAATGTTGTCAATGGATTTTCCTGGAAGACAGGATTGAAAAATTAGGGAACCTGATTTTGATCCCAGACGGGATCAGAAGCAGCAAAATGGCAACTATGAAACTTGAAATCAAACCTCAAAAAAACAAAAGGAGAATAAAAATGGTAGAATTAACACCAAACACAAACGTAAGCGGCACGGAAGCTACAGTGTTTTCTGTAACTGACACTGTGTACCCGTTATTCATCCGGGACCTGGTTATCAATGCGGTAGATGATCCGGAGCATATGTATGATGATCGGGTCCTTGCCATGTTGGATGGCCTCTTTAATTTTCAGGATGCGTAACGATGGCATTTCTAATTGCGAATTGGTGGTGGCTTTCTCCATTGGGTATCCCAGCGATCCTCGGTGCGATGAAAGTCGCCGCTAAGCTGACGCCTTCAGTCCAGGACGATAAGATCGTTACGTTATTAGCTGGTTTGTGGGATATCGTAAGAGGTAAGGTGCCGAGGGGTCTAACAGGCAAAAAAGCGAAAGAGGCGATTGACAATCTGGCTTCTATGCCCGGTCCTGAGATACAACGACATTGTCGTGGGGGAGAGACTCCTGAAGGGTAAATATTTTTTTTAAATAATGATTGGCTTTTGTTTTTTTTTGTTAAAAAGACAAGGACGATTTAAGAAGAATCTTTCTTCCAGAGGGAAAACTGATGAAGAAAAATAATATAAGAGAGTTTTTGCTCGAAAGGGCAAAGGATTTAGAAAAAGAACAGAGTTGTAATACTAGAAGAATAGTCGACTGTTTCATGTCTTTGAAATTTAAAGATGGTCACATTCACCACTTGCTTCCAAGCTCTTCAATCGAAGAACATTTCATAGAAGATCTCATTTCTAGTTTAAATTTAGATATTAACAAAAAGAAAGAAGAAGATGTTAACCAAAAGCCTGTTATTTTAAGAAACAGACAGGCTGTTGGTGACATCCTGATGATGAGTTGTGCCATAAGAGACATGAAAAAAGCCTATCCTGATTGGCCTATCAATGTTTCTACAACAGCCATGCATATTTGGGACAATAATCCTTATTTAGATAGAAGCCTAAATGAGAATAATGCTGAGATTGTTGATATTGGCCCAGGATTTCTTACAAATGCTTCTAACAGAGATGATCGCCATTTTGCAAATGCCTTTAGGATAAGTATTGAAGATAAGCTTGGGATTTCAATTAAGCAAGGGCCAATTAAGCCAGACATATGGATGACAGACAGGGAGGTCAAAGAACCAATTATCAAGCCTCCATATTGGATTATCGTGGCTGGCGAAAAAGGAGACTGGACTGCAAAAACTTATCCCTTTTCAAGATGGCAAGAAATTATAAAGACATTAGATAATATTAAGTTTGTTCAAATAGGAGCAAAAGAGCATAGGCATCCTGTACTTGATGGCAAAAATGTAATAAACTACATAGGAAAGACTCAAGATAGGGATACGGGAATTAGGGATCTATTTAGACTTTTTTATTTTGCAGAAGGATCTATGGGTCTTGTAAGTTTTCAAATGCATCTGGCTGCTGCTTTTAACATGCCTTGTCTAGTTATTGCTGGAGCTAGAGAGCCGGCTAGATTCACAAGATATCCAGGACATCAGTATTTGTGTACTGATGGATGTTTGCCTTGTGTTGAGAAAGGAGCTTGTTGGCATTGTGATTTAGAAAAAACTTGTCCATCTATAATTGAA